ATTAGGTGGAGCAGGAACTAATGGCACTGCTAATACAGGTGGTGGTGGTGGTGGAGCTGAAAGAAATTCTCCAGGACAAGGTGGAAATGGTGGATCGGGTATTGTAATAATAAAATATAAGTTTCAATAATGGCACACTTTGCATTAATAAAAGAAAGTATTGTAATAGCTGTAATAGTTATTGATAATGAAATTATTACTAATAATGGAATTGAAGTTGAACAATTAGGTATTGATTTTATAGATTCATTAAACATTAAAGGAGTTTATGATCACGATAAAGTAAGACAAACTTCTTACAATTCAAATACTAGAAACAAATATGCTGGAATAGGGGATATTTGGGATGAAGCTAATAATGTTTTTATTTCTCCAAGGCCTTTTAATGATTGGACTTTAAATGAAAACTTTAAATGGGAAGCACCAATATCATATCCAAATGATAATAAAGCATATGTATGGGTAAATGGTAAGTGGACAGAATTTACTTTTAACAATTAAAACAATAAAACATGGATAAGTATATTTTAAGAGAAGGTGAACTATTAGGATATGGTGTAGAAGTAGTTATAGATGCGGATGAATACAGTATTGATATTACACTACCACTAGTAACAAATGATGAGTTAGCTTTTCAATTTAGTAAAACAATATCAGTAGTAAGTCAAAATAGCCAAACAGGTTATGAAGTTGACATAGCAAGAGCAACAGCAGTTGCTAACTATTTAATAGAAATAAATAAATAATAAAATATCTTACTTTTATTTTTGATATATTTATAATAAATATATTTCATGAATATTTCTATCTATCCCGGTTCTAGTTCATTTTTTCCTGGAAATACTCCATTTGGATTTTATGATAATGATTATCAATTTCAAACCGATGCTGATAAAGTAGTTACTTTTTGTGCTAGAAGATTAGGATATCCTATTATGGAAGTTGAATTACAAGATTTAAACTTCTATACAGCCTTTGAAGAAGCTGTTACAACCTATGGAAATGAATTGTATGCTTATCAAGTAAGAGATAATTTATTAAGTATAGAAGGAATTCCAACTTCTTCAAATTTAAATCATGCTACAATTACTCCATCATTAAATAATATAATTAGATTATCTCAACAATATGCTGTAGAAGCAGGAACAGGAGGAAATGTAAATTATTATAGTGGATCTCTTACAACTATTGCTAACATTCAAGATTATAACTTAACAGATTGGGCAATTAGCCAAAGTATTACAGGAGGAATTGAAATTAAAAGAATTTTTTGGCAACCGCCTCCAGCAGTAAATCAAGTGTACAATTTAAGTGTGTTTTCAGGCTTAGGAGGAGTACCAGCAGTTGGAAGTTATGGTTTATTTGGCTCAACTGGATTTTTAATGTATCCAACAAGTTTACTACTTCAATCAGCTCAAGCAGTTGAAATGCAAAATCAAATTTCATTAGCAGATTATACTTTTGAATTAATAAATAATCAATTAAGAATATTTCCTATACCATCATATGATGGAGGTAAAATTTGGTTTCAATATTTAAGTTTAAAAGAAAGAATAGACAGTGTTGTAGGATCTACTCCAACATCTGTTACAAATGTTTCAAATGCTGGATACAGCAATCCTACTTATACACAAATTAATTCAATTGGTAGACAATGGATATTTGAATATACTTTAGCACTGTCAAAAGAAATGTTAGGATATGTTCGTGGAAAATACAGTACAGTTCCTATTCCTGGAGCTGAAGTTACATTAAATCAAAATGAATTAGTAACAGCAGGAAAAGAAGAAAAAACGGCTTTAATTACAAATTTAAGACTATATTTTGATGATACTTCACGTCAAAAATTACTTGAAAGAAGACAAGCAGAATCAGTAGCTCGTCAATTTGAAATTAGTCAAGTTCCTATGACCATTTTTATCGGATAACTATGTGTGCATTATTTGGATCAAGTAGAGATGTATCAATGATACGAAAAGTTAATAGGGAACTATTAGGAAATGTTATGTCTCAACAATGTATTCTTTATAAAGTAAATTTAGAAAAAACAGTGTCTAACATTTATGGAGAATCAACAAATAAAAGATATTATACTGAACCTACTATATTATATACTAGAATTACTAGAACAGATCCAAGTTTTGAATCAACAGATATAGGTCCTAATTATGTTAGGGTTGTCACTTTTGACTTTTTAAGAGATGATTTAGTAGATGCAAATGCTTTTCCTGAATTAGGAGACATTATTATGTATTATGAAGATTATTTTGAAATAGAGCAATCATTTAACAACCAACTATTTACAGGTAAAGATCCAGATTATAATTATCAACAAAATCCACTAAATCCAGGATTAGAAAATTTTGGATATAATGTTTCATTAAATTGTGTTGCCCACTATATTCCTGCAGATAAAGTAAATTTAACACGTGAAAGAGAATAAATATGGCAAATAAAAAACTAACACCTAAAACACAAAGAGAAATAAGTATTTCTCAACAAGAGCCTTATCAACAGGGAGGACCAGGTTTTCAACCTGTAGGAAATCCTAATGCTTCTGAACCAAATAGAGGAAGTAAATTAAGTTTTAAAGGAGATAGTACTAAACCATTTTCACTAGGCATTCAAGATATTGATGAAACTATATTTTATTATTTTAATGAAGTAATTAAACCTTCAATAATTCAAAACGGAATAAGAATACCTGTTCCTGTAATTTATGGAAATCCTGAAAAATGGAAATCTATTCAAAAAGATGGATATTATAGAGATAAAAGTGGAGCTATTATGTCTCCATTATTAGTATTTAAAAGAGATGATTTAACTAAAAATAGAAGTATAGGAAATAAATTAGATGCTAATCAACCTCATTTATACAATACTTTAGTTAAAAATTATTCTAAAAGAGATTTTTATACTCCTTTTGATGTGTTAAATAATATTAAACCAGAAAGAGAACAATATGCAGTAGTAATACCTGATTATGTAACTATAAAATATAGTTGTGTAATTTACACTTATTATATAGAACAGATGAATAAAATTATTGAAATGATTAATTATGCTTCTGATTCATATTGGGGAGATCCAGCAAGATTTAAATTTAATGCTAGAATTGATTCATTTAATACTGTAATAGAAGTAGCAGACGGAAAAGATAGATCAGTTAAAAGTACATTTGACATAAAATTAAATGGATATATAATTCCAGACATTATTCAAAAAGATGTATTAGCTATTAAAAAAATTCCTGTTGTTACTAAAACAGTATTTGGATTTGAAATAGTTAGTGATATTAATCATATTCCTCCTAAAAATTAAACTTGGATATTTAAAAAATTTTATTATTTTAATAAATCAAAACAACACAAACATGGAAAAAGTTATAAACGTAAAACAATTAACTGAAGAAGAATTTTCAGTTTTAAAAACATTAAATTCTTCTACTCAAGATTTAATTATTAAGTTTGGACAAGTTGAATATCAAAATCAACTATTAATTAATCAAAAACAAGAAATTATTAAAGAGTTAGAACTGTTAAGAATTCAAGAAATTAAATACGGTCAAGATGTTCAAAATAAATACGGACAAGTAAGTATTAATATCGAGACAGGAGAAATTACAACGACTGATTAATTTTTGATAATTTTTTAGATATTTATAATCAACAAAAGTAAACAAAATATCTAAAAATGGCAGAAATTTTATTATCCCCGGGAATATCAGTTAGAGAACAAGATAAATCCCAAGTATCCGGTCAACCAGTACAAGCTGGAGCTGCGATAATAGGTCCTACTGTAAAAGGCCCTGTAGAATTACCAACATTGGTAGGTTCTTATAGTCAATATGTAAATAAATTTGGCGATGTATTTACAAGCGGAAGTGATGTATTTTCATATTTTACTTCAATAGCAGCTTATAACTATTTTAATAACGGTGGAGACACATTATTAGTAGCTCGTGTAGTTTCTGGTTCTTATACCTCAGCTACAAGTACAGTTATTAGTTCTAGTTTAGCAACTTCAGCATTTACATTAAAAACAATTTCTAAAGGAATTGTAATGAATAATACAGGAGCAATGGATTCAGCTGGTGCTTTAACAAGCGGTTCAGCCGATAATATTCGTTGGGAAATTATAAGTCCAAACACAGCTTCTGGAACTTTTGGTTTAATAATTAGACAAGGTAATGATATAACTAATAGTAAAACAATATTAGAATCATTTACCAATTTATCATTAGATCCTAAATCAAATAATTTTGTTTCTAGAGTAATTGGTGATTATGTTTATTCTTATAATCCTTCAACTGTTCAAGTTGACTTAACAGGAAGTTACACAAATAATTCATCTTTTGTTTATGTAAGCTCAGTTGATTTATTAACTCCAGACTATTTAGACAATAGTGGTGTAGCAAAAAATCAATATACAGCTTCAATTCCTTTAGCTGCTAGTGGTGCGTTTTTTGGTGCTACAGGTAATATAAAAGGTAACGCTCAATTTTACAACAATATTAACAACACAGATACTCAAGGTTTAGTAGCTTCAAACTACACTAATATGATTAATTTATTATCAAATAAAGATGATTATAGATTTAATTTATTAATAGCTCCAGGTTTAATTGATGCGTTTGCTAGTCACACAAGTGCTATAAGCAATATTATTTTAAACACTCAACAACGTGGAGATAATATGTTTGTATTAGATCCAGTAGGATATGGTGCAACAGCAACATCTACAATTACTCAAGCTGCTTCTCGTGATACTTCATACGCTGCTTCATATTGGCCGTGGTGTCAAATTTTAGATCCATCAAGTGGTAAAAACGTATGGGTTCCAACCTCAGTAATGATTGCAGGCGTTTACGCTTACAATGATAGAGTGTCAGAACCTTGGTTTGCTCCTGCTGGTATTAA